GTCGTTATGAACTTCTTGTGGGGCAGGCGATGGCCTCTCGTCGACGAGGCAAAGCGGCGGATGGGCTTCAGAGTTCTCTAGCGAACACAAGTGCTCGGTCGGGGAGGCTTACCAGCTCTACGAGATCCGACAAGACCTGCGTGACACCGTCGCCGATGCCGGACGCATGGTCGTATACAGGCCCGGGATGCTGATGCCGTTGCTTGACCTGCTGATGAGGGTCGCGCCTGCAACGTCATGCCTGACATACTGTGGAAGGATAGCAGAGGCCTCGGCCACGGCGGGACTTGCGACGCTGTCGCACTTGGCACAGGCGCCGATGTCGACGGAGCTGCGCCTATCCGAGACGTCACATAGATGGTGCTCGGTCACACACGACCTGGAGAGATTGTGTGCAAAGTCGACACGGGGGGCGACTACGACGGCAAGGAATATGAAGCTCCACACTTACGGAGCGTGGGTGGACTTCCGACCGCTCGGGCGAGGGGAGCAGGGATACCTAATGTCAACGGCCGTGTTCTCAAGGATCACGTCGCTGACGCGCCAGAGGATGATGCTCCATCTCGGGTGTGACGTGGGAGTGGTCGCGGTAGACGGCGAAAGGCTGCGGGCGAGGGCAGAGGAGTCGACGCGGTGGCAGGAAAGGGTCCTGGCCCACTACGGCAACGCTGGATATGACATCGCGAAGGGGGTAGAGGCGATGAATAAGATCAGGATGCTCGAGATCACGGGCGGGTCGTTCGAGGGGGTTCTTGATGCAATGGAAGACATCAGGGAAAAGTACGCGAAGAAGGAGGACAAGGCGGCTGCCGCGGCCGGCGTCGAGAACTCGGCAATGACTGCGGAGTACATCGACTGGATGAGGACGGACGACGATCCCGTCGTGTGTTTCGAGGTCTTCGGGTTGATGAAGATGGTCGGGTCCCCGTCAATCGACACGCGAGCGAGCGGAGCAGCGCAAATCCGGTCGATACGAAATAGACCGCCTATCGACGACGAGGCAGTGAAGAAGACGCGCGCGGCCTTCGTGATCGACCTGATCGCGGAGTACCTGGACGACACGGGTTCGTGGCCCCCTTTCTTGTCGGCGCCGAGGAAGGGAACGGTGCTCGGGGAGCTGTACGCCCAACGGGCGGCTTCCTTCTTCCCTGAGACGGTGCCGCTGGCCGACGCGACGGGGGTTCGATTCGGAAAGCTACTGTCGCTCCCGCTGCCCGACACGATTCTGGAGCAGGCAGACGACAAGACCGTGGCGCTGCCGATTCCGGAGACAAGGGAGTACTGGGAGGGAGGGGAGCGGCAGAAACGTCGTCTCGTACCGTGGATAAGCGCGCAGCCGGAGTTACTCGAGCCTCGCGAGATAGTCGAGATGATGAAAACGCGCAGTTTCGACCGGGACGAGCACGTGGTTGCCGAATGCTTGAAGGGCGGAGAGATGAAGGGGGGAGCGGACTATGTAGGGCGGGCCTTCTCGGTCGACCGTCCGTATATCCGAGCCGGACTCAACATAATCGAGTCCGCGGTCGCGGCGGTGATGGATAGATGGGACAAGGCAACCACGATGACAGAAGGGCGCACGAAGACGTCGCAGCGGTTCCAGCGGATGTCGCGCCTAGGCGCCGGGCGTGTGGTCTTCTGCGAGTTCGACCTAGGAGAATGGAACAAGAGGTTCTGCGAGGCGAACACCTACTTGATCGTGGCCGACTTTGACGACATATTTGACGAGCCGGGGCTGTTCTCGTTCCCCCACTACCACTTCAAGCGGTCGCTGACCTACCTGAGGTCGCCTGGGGATCCGCCGACGTTCGACGCGCAGGGGGTCCCTGTTGCCAGCGAGGGGATGGTATGGGGCGGGGAGGACAAGATCGAGGGGATCGAGCACGACGCGGGGCACGAGGGAAAATTTCAGAAGGGGTGGACGGAGCACACCAAGGCGATGGCACGTGCGGCGACGTGGGATCTCGGTGTCGAGATCGACTG